AGAACTACAAGGATATGTATGGGATAAAGACAAAGAGGGAAACACACTACAAAAACCAACAGGGGCGCATCCTGACTGTATAGATGCTGCACGATATATTCTAACAGACCAATTAGAAAATCCAAATAAAGGAGAATATTTTATATATTAATTTGTTTGTTTAAAAAAAGTTTATACATTTGTGTAAACAAAGTTTAATTTAAAATTAGAATTATGGAAAATCAAGAGTATTTATTGTTAAGCGAATTAACCGCTAAACAGAATCGTAAAAACGTTTTAAAGGTAATATTTGGAGGTATAGTACTCTCTATAATATCTGCCGCATCAATGTGGTTCTTTATGTATGTTATATTGATAGCGGATAAAATAAGTGATAAAATAATTGGAATACTATAAAATGAAAGAAGCGTGTTGGTACGAACAAATCTTTGTTGTACAGAAGCCAACTAAAAGAGGAGGGACTAAAGGTTCGGATGTTACTTTACACATTGACTACAAGGGTCAAAGTAGAATAGAGGGCAAAGAACTATATAAACAGAACTCCCAAGAGTTGGAAATCGCAATAGAGAAAGCGTACCAATATGCTTATAATAGATTTATATTGGGATAGTATCATTTGATTTGTTTTAGTTAGGGAATTGGGCAGTAGAGATACTGTCCTTTTCTTTTTGATTTTATACAAAGTTTTAAAAATATTATTGTTATATTATATGAAGTTAGAAATAAACGTACCTGAAAACCTCAACGAAATAACGTTAGGACAATATCAAAGATTTGAAAAGCTAAACACTAAAGAAAATCAGGATAGTGTTTTCCTTTTACAGAAAATGATTGAGATATTTTGTGGATTAGACCTTAAAGATGTAGCCACTATAAAATACAGTAGTGTACAAGACATAGTAATGCATATTAATAAAGTGTTTGATGTTAAGCACGACTTTGTACCAACATTTAAAGCAGGTGAATTAGAAATGGGATTTATTCCTGTTCTTGACGATATGACTTTAGGTGAATATGTTGACCTTGATGAAAACTTGGGGGATTGGCAAACAATGCATAAAGCAATGAGCATCCTTTATAGACCTATAACCTATAAGAAAGGAAATAAATATCAAATAGAAGATTATAGCGGTATGCACAATGCGGATGCTTTAAAAGGTATGCCATTAGACATAGTATTTGGTGCTATGGTTTTTTTTTACAATTTAAACAACGAGTTAGTACAAACTATCCTGAACTATTTACAGACGGAAATGGAGAATCTGACTACTCATCAGAAGCAACTTTTGGAAACAAATGGGGTTGGTATCAATCAATCTATGGAATTGCTAAAGGAGATGTTACCAAGTTTAACGAAGTTACCAAACTCAACGTACACGAATGTTTAATGTATTTAGCATTTGAAAAAGACAAAGTAGAATTAGAAAAGAAACTAATTAAAAAACGATGAAAGGTTTTTATAACGTAACAAAACAAATAAAAGAAGCATTAGAGGCAGAGCCATTTGTTAATACAGTAACATTTGGTTCTATTGACGATGTTGATTTAAACAAGACAACAATATTCCCACTATCTCACGTTATAGTAAATAATACAACAGTAGGAACTAAAACACTTACGTTTAACATTAGTATTCTTTCTATGGACATTGTGGATATAAGTAAAGATGAGGTTACAGATATATTTGTAGGAAACGACAACGAGCAAGATGTATTGAACACTCAACTTGCTTTACAAACAAGAGTAATAAATAAACTACAAAGAGGTGATTTATATACTGACTTATACCAAGTTCAAGGAGATGTAAGTTGCGAACCATTTGTAGATAGATTTGAAAACAAGTTAGCAGGGTGGGCAGCTACCTTTGATGTAATTGTACAAAACGATATGACTATTTGCTAATGGAATTAAAAAGAACACAGGAAACATTAGAGGTTTTTAAAATGTACGTTTTAAACCAAAGTAGGTCTATATTGAGTAGAAAAGGTAAAAATGTAACAAGCAAACTTTTTCAAAGTTTAAATGGTACTGTAAAGGAAATGAAGAACTCTATATTTGTTGAGTTTGAAATGGAGGATTATGCTTATTATCAAGACAGAGGTGTTAAAGGAGCAAAATCATCCTATCCTGAAATAGGGAAATATGGAACGTTAGCTAAATTCGGTAAAGGCACAGGTACAAAAGGAGGATTAACGAGAGGAATAAATAAGTGGGTAAGAGCAAGGAGATTTCAATTTAGAGATAAAAAAACAGGTAGATTTATGTCTTACGATAGCACCGCTTTCCTAATTACAAGGTCAGTATATAACAAAGGAATCAAACCAAGTTTGTTTTTTACTAAACCTTTTGAAAGAGCATTTGAAAAACTACCTGATGCACTAATTGAACAATTTGGATTGGACGTAGAAGATTTTTTAGCATATACATTAAAAGAAGATAGATTAAGATGAGTACAAAAATAAATGTAAGAAGTCCATTTTATGCAAGTTATTCAGAACCCGTAGAACCGAGTGTTGAGTTAACTTGTTCGCTTATAAATTTACAAAACTTTGCAGTTGACCAATTTGGTAATGTTACTTTACCATCTTTGACTTATGGTGAGATTGTTTCTTACACTTCAGCAGCAGGAGATTTCTCTGATGGTAGATTTGCAACCGTAGGAAGTGATACATCAAGAACAGTTACATTTACTATTGGTATTCCACCTAACTTCTCAAATGCTTCTAATGATACAATTGATTGTAGTGCAACCGCTACACAACCTACATACGTTTGTACAGGAGGTGTAACAACAAACGGAACTATTCCAAACCAATCTTTAGACACAGGAGGTGATACTGTTACTATTGACCTTACAAGTTATTTTACACAAGGAGTTGACCCTATATCTTATTATAAAGTAACAAATAATTATTTAGATTACTTTGATTATACTTTAGTAGGAGATGACTTAACAATAGTATCTAAAAACAAAGCAGGAACACACAACTTATACGTTGAAGCATCAGATGGAGATTCTTTAACTTGTAACGCTACTCAATCTATTCAAATAACAATAACTGCAATCGCAGCTTATACTTGTACAGATTCTTATTTGTCAGGTGGACTTGTAGCACAAGACGGAACGATTACAAACCCATCTGTAAATGGAACTATAACCGCAATAAAAACTTCAAGCGGAGGTACACCTATAACAAGTTTACCTGCAAACAATACAGGTTCTACAATAGCACATACTTTGTATTTTGATATTACTGTACCAACAGGATATTCAAACACAGGAGCAACAGTAGAATGTTCTAAAGTATTTTATCAAGTTAGTAGCGCACTACCTGAATTTACTTGTAGTGTTGCAGGGTTAACAGGACAAGCAATAACAAGCACAGGGATTATAGCAGTAGGAACTGCAAATGTAGGAACTATAAGTAGATTTTTCCCAATTAGCTTTCCAACAGTATATGTAAACACAAGTAGAACGGTAACTTATTATATTACTCCACCTGCGAGTGGTTATTCCAATAGTGGAGGTGCAGATGTAGAATGTAATGTAGTTATGACCCAACCTGCGACTGCTGTAAGTTGTGGAATTGCTAAATTGTGGGCATCTCCTGCGTCTATTCCTTATATGACAATAGCACAAGTTCAAGCAGCATTCCCAAGTGCACCTGCATCATATTGGAATAATGTAGGAAATAGTGTTGAGGCAGCTTTAAATGCCTATGGAATAAATAGTACTGCTGTCATCGGTTCATATGCTTCAACAGAATATTCAGCAAATTCATTAACTCATTTAAATAATGTAAATACAGTATATTGCGAAAGACATATACCATTATTACCAATTAAATTAACAAGTTTTTTTGACATTAATTATAAAAGGATTAGTGATTCTAAAGAATATACAATACCAACACCTGCACAATTAGGCACAAGTTATTATTATAAAATAAAAAAAGACGGATTTATAACTGAAATATGGTTCGTTGATTGGATAAATAAAATATTTACAAGAATAGATAATTTACAATAATGGCAATAAAGACAGTAGATTTACAGATTTATATTTACGAGGGTACATCAGGAAGTTATACTAACGGAGACCTTAAATATCAAATACAAAAAGAAATATTAAGTGGTGATACAAATGTAATATTTGAGATAGCTGAACTTGTTAGAGATTATTTAGATATGACCTTTAACGATGACTATTTATCAAGAGTTATCTATGTTACAACGATTGCTACTATATTGGATGAGAATGACCAAGTTTATACCTATGGTTCTCCTGTTTCAAATACTTATGTTGCCACAAACGGATATGGATATTTTGAGGATGAGATAAATCCTGAATTGGCAAGACACGCTTTAATAACTGCCAATACTATCTATCTACCCGAAGATGTAGCAGGAAAGCTACCAATATTTGCAGAGGGAGTAGGAAAAGTAACAATTGACACAGTAGATACACAAATAACAGATAACGGTAATACAAATCAAAAATTCCAATATATTACCATTCCTGCAAATAGCAATACTATTCAAGTTTACGATACAGACGACACAACACTACTTAAAACGATTACAGTTCATAATGTATGCGAACCTAAATACACTCCTTATAAAGTAACGTTTGTAAATAAGTTTGGCGCATATCAAGATATATGGTTCTTTAAGAAGTCAACGGAATCAATTGAAGTAACAGACGAAATATTCAAAAGAAACACAGTAGCAAACGCAACCGTAACATATCCTGCTTATGGTGGTCAACAAGAACGCTACAATACAAATGCTAAAAAGAGCATAACATTAAATACAGGATTTATAAATGAGGATAGCAATAGCGCAATTGAAGAATTGTTTTTATCAGAGAATGTTTGGATTAGACAAAACAATAAAACGTTACCTATAATCCCTAAAACAAAATCATTAACATATAAAACAAGTTTGAATGATAAATTAGCAAACTATACTGTTGATTTTGACTTTGCGTTTAACAAGATAAATAATGTACGTTAATGCTAAATTTACAATTATACATAGAGGGTCAGGAAGTTGATTTATTCCAAGACGAATCAGTAACACTTACACAAACTATCCAAGATGTAAAGGATATTGAAAAAGTATTTACTGACTTTTCGAGAACCTTTAATGTACCTGCTTCTAAAACAAATAATAAAATATTCAAGCATTTCTACGATTACCATATTATAGGATTCGATGCAAGAAAAAAGAAAGATGCTGAATTATACCTTAATTACAAGCTATTTAAGAAAGGAAAAATAAAATTAGAGGGTGCAACAAGAAAAGACAATAAAGCACACACCTATCGACTTACATTCTTTGGTAATGGTATAAACCTAAAAGACTTAATAGGTGAAGATAAATTAGATGCATTGAGTATGTTAAAAGACGATGCGTTTAAGTTTACTTACAACGATGCAAATATAAAGTCTTATATGCAAGGCGGATTGGATATAACTTATTCAGGTGTTACTTATACTGATGCAATTATATTCCCTTTAATTACTCATACTAAAAGATTAGTTTACGATTCTACTTCAGGAAGTGCTTATGTAAATACTGATACTCAAAACAACATAGCATACGAAGCAGGAAGCACACACGGATTACAATTATCACAATTAAAACCTGCGTTGAGGTTATATCCTATTCTAAAAGCAATAGAGCATCAATACGGTTTAACATTTAGTACAGATTTCTTTAATACTACTAATGAAGTATTTTATAATCTTTATTTATGGCTTCATAATAAAACAGGAGGACTATTTGAAGATGAGGGGAATGTTACCCCTGTTGGAAACTTTACTTTAGGATATGTTAACGGTTCTACTATTGACTTATACGATAATTATTTTAGAACTCCACAAGCAGACCAAGTAGGAACTGATAGGGGGAAAAAAACAAGATTCCTAAACTTTACAATATATCCATCTATTGCAGATGAATTTAACTTTATTATTTTCAAAAATGGTGAAGTATTTAAAAGATATGATAATATAAAAAGAGATACATCAACTTTAAAATACGCAGAAACTGAAGTTGAATTAGAAGCAGGAGATTATACTTTTGCTATCGAATCAGATATCCCAAGTACTTACGATTTAAGATTTTATATAAAAAGAAGAAAATTAATAGGAGGAGGTTGGAGGGAGGTATATTTTACCGCAGATGCAGAGGTTTTAACAGACGTACAATTTAGACCCGCTAACCAATTACCCGATTTAAAAGTAATTGATTTTATTACTTCTTTGTTTAAGATGTTCAATCTTACTTCATTCCAAAATGATTCAGGGGTTATAGAAGTTAAAACATTAGACAGTTATTATTCAAGTAGTACCACGACTTGGGATATTACTAAATATCTTGACAATACCGAATCAAGCGTAGATTCTGTACTTCCTTATAAACAAGTAAATTTAAGATACGAGGGACACGATAACTTCTTTGCTAAAAACCATAGTGAATTATTTAATCAAGAATGGGGAACTTTACAATATAAAGCATCAGAAAAGTTTGAGGGCGAATCTTACACAATTACAATACCATTAGAGCATTTTAAATATGAACGTTTAAAGAATGTTAATGGTGATACATTTACTAATTTACAATGGGGTTGGAGTGCTGACATAAAACAAAGTCCTAATTTAGGAAAACCATTATTCTTTTATCCTATTCAACAAAATGAAACTATTGGAATAATTGAGTCAGATGGTGGATTGGTATCACACACAGGTGTTTATATCCCATCAAATAGTTTATCATTAACAGATTCCCAAAACTTAAACTTTAGTTCTGAACCAAATGAGTATGGTTTATTACCTTACACACAAACGTTATTTGATACCTACTATAAAAATTACGTTAAAGAAATATTTGACCCACAACGTAGATTAACATCTGTAAAGGCTTATTTACCTATGTCAATGACAATGAATTTATCTTTAGCGGATAAAGTAAGAATCTTTGACAACTTATACAGAATAAATAAGATTACTACTAATTTTGAAACTACTCAATCTTCTTTAGAGTTAATAAACATAAAACAAGATGCAGGTGCTATAATAGAAGTGAATCCCGTTATACCTGACAAGTTTGTACCTGAAAGAAAATGTATTACAGTTGATAGTACAATTAAAAATGTAGATTTAACTACTTTAACAATAGATGCAACTTGTTACTATGATGGTGTTACAATAACCTCAACAAATGAAGTAGTACCAAGCACAGTTTACCCAACTAACCAACCTACTCAAGTATTGGTAGATGAGCCTTTAGTAGTAACTGCACCTGAATTAAGTGATACATCAGGATTTAAACCAAATACTACAAGTTCAGTATATTTAAGACGTGCGGTTATAACTTTAGGAAAAGTAGGAAGCACAAATCAAATAGATGAATACGGATTCTTGTATTCTTTATCTCCTGCTGCTTTAACAGGTAGTGATGACATAGATGTTTTGAAAGCGAGTGGAAGCGTTACAACAGTACCATTTACAACAACAGTACAAAACAAATACACAACCCCTTATGATGTATTCTATCAAGTAACAGGATTAAGTAGTGGTGTTACTGTTTACTATCGTTTCTATGGTAGAACAAACACCAATACAAACTACGCTTTTGGTGATGCAATTACAGATGTTTTAACAAGTGATACATTATGATAGGAAATATTATAAACTTATTGAATTTCGCAAGAAATGAAAAATGGAAAGGGCAATACATAGATATTGCATTAGGCAAAAATAAATATCCTGAAACAATTAAGGAAGCATATACACAATTTAAAAATTCGTTATGAGCATAAAGAAAGAAATAATACTTGAATTAAAGTATAAAGAAGCAGCTAAAAATGCCGATGAACTTGGAAAAATAGTTCAAGAACAGGATAAAAAAATAGCATCTTTACAAAATACTTTAGACGATGTAAAAAAATCTACTGATAAATCAAGTAAAGGATTTAAAGGCTTTGGCGCATCTTTAAAAGCTATTGGTAAAGTAACAGGGATTGTTTTTCTCATAACAGAAGCGTTTGAAATATTAAAAGAAACATTAGGAAAAAATCAAAAAGTAGTTGATGCTTTTAAAATAGGCACAGAAGCATTAAGTATTGCTTTTAATGACTTTTTTAACTTTATAAGCAATAATATTGGTACTGTTGTAGATTTCTTTCAAAAGATATTTGAGAACCCAAAACAATCATTAATAGATTTTGGTAATGCTATTAAAGCTAATTTAATTGAAAGATTCAATAGTTTTTTAGAAACTTTAGGATATATAGCAAGTGCAGTTAAAAAAGTATTTAGTGGAGATTTCACAGGTGCATTAGAAGATGTTAAAAATGCAGGAAAAGAATATGTAGATGTTTTCACAGGTGTAGATGGTTCATTTGATAAAATTGTTGATGGTGCAAAAGTAGCAGGTGAAGCTATCAAGAAATATGCTAAAGAAACTATAAAAACTGCATCTGCAAATGTAGAATTAAATAAACAAGCGGAACTTGCAGCGGTTATTAATCAAGGTTTAATTGAGAAATATGATAGACAAGCAGAAAGATTAAGATGGGTAAGAGATGATGAAACAAAAACCATAGAAGAAAGATTAAAAGCAAATAAAGAACTTGGGGATGTTTTAGATGAGCAAGAAAAAGCAATGCTTAAAAATGCAAAATTATCTGAAGATGCTGCTTTTGCTCAATTACAAAAAAATAAAGATAATATAGAATATCAAAAAGCATATCAAGAGGCTTTAAATGAAACTGCTGCTATTGAAGCGCAAATAGATGGTTTTCGTTCTGAACAAAAACAAAATCAAATATCTTTAGAAAAAGAATTAGCTGAACAACTGAAAGAAGCTGCTGAATTAGCACAAGAAGAATACGAAGCAGAACTTGAAAGACAAAAAAGAATAAAAGAATTAACACAGGGCGAATTATCTCCTTATGAAAAATTAGCACAGGAAAGAGAAGCAAAACTTGCTGAACTTGATTTATTAAAAGCAACAGAGGAAGAAAAACAAAAAATTCGAGACCAATATGCTGAATTAGAATTACAATTAGATAAAGCTACCCAAGAGGCTAAATTACAAACTATATCTCAAGCATTAAATGGAGTTGCTGCATTAGTAGGAGAAAATACTGCGGCAGGAAAAGCAATCGCAATAGCACAAGCAACTATTGACACTTATGTTGCTGCAAACAAAGCGTTAGCGCAAGGAGGTATATTTGGTGCTATAAGTGCGGCAGGTATAATAGCAGGAGGTCTTGCTAATGTTAAAACAATCGCATCTACTAAAATACCAAATGCACCATCAGCAGGAGTTGGCGCATCAGCACCACAAGCACCTGCGTTTAATATTGTAGGAGCATCTCCTGAAAATCAACTTGCACAAGCAATAGGAGACCAAGAAAGAAAACCTGTTAAAGCGTATGTTGTAGGTGATGATGTAACAAACCAACAAGCATTAGATAGAAAAATATCACAAGGTGCTTCAATAGGTTAACAAAATAGATAAAATAGTATTGTATTAATATGGACATAGTTGAACTTTTCATAGACGAACAAGACGCAATAGGAATAGAAGCTATAAGCGTTGTAGAATACCCTGCAATTGAAGAAGATTTTATAGCACTTAAAGGACAAGAAATTAAGTTAGCTGAAGTAGATACTGAAAAACGTATCTTAATGGGTGCTGCTCTTATTCCTAACAAACCTATTTATCGTAGAAATGATGACCACGAATATTACATTTATTTTTCTAAAAACACAGTTAGAAAGGCAAGTGAATTATTCTTTATAAACGGAAACCAAAACAATTCTACCTACGAACATCAAATGCCACTTACAGGATTATCTGTTGTGGAAAGTTGGATAGTAGAAAGCGAAAAAGACAAATCACGACACTATGGTTTGGAAGTACCTGTTGGAACTTGGATGGTTTCAATGAAAGTGTTAAATGATGACATTTGGAATAACTACGTTAAGACAGGAAAAGTAAAAGGATTCTCTATTGAGGGATATTTTGCAGATAAGGCTGAAAGACCTAAAGACAAATCTATAAAAGACGATTTAGCAAGAATTGAAGAAGAAGAAGCTGAATATCTTTTAGGTCAAATCAAAGGCATTATTAAACAAGACAAAAGATTAAAAAGCGGTAAAAGAACAGAAATGGAATCTTACTCTGATTATCCTGAATCTGTAAGAAACAACGCAAAAAGAGGTCTTGAACTAAACGAAAAAGTAAACAATAAATGTGCTACTCAAGTAGGAAAAGTTAGAGCGCAACAATTAGCACAAGGGAAGCCTGTAAGTTTAGAAACAATCAAAAGAATGTTTAGTTATTTATCAAGAGCTGAAGTATATTACGACAAAGGAGAAACTACTGATTGTGGTTACATTTCTTATTTACTTTGGGGAGGTAAAAGCGCAAAGAGTTGGGCAGAAGCAAAAATTAAAAGTTTAGAGAATGAGTAATGTATTCAATTCGGCTTACAAAGTCCACGTTGAACATACAAACCAAGCAGAAGTAGATGCGGTAAATATAGAGGATGGCGCAATGCTACACACTACCGATGCTCTTTATATGGGGCATAACAATAATAATGTTGTAGTATATCCTCAAAACGTTACAACAATAGGAGGTTGGGCAAGATACGATGACACACAATATACATCTTCAAATAAATTAGATTTGGTTGACGGTGTTGAGGTTGTGATACCTAACAATGCAGGTGCAATTTATAGAAGTCATCCATCTATAAATTTCTACAATAATTCTACAAAGAAAGTGTTAGCGGTAAACGAAAATGATGTTTATCAAATGACTGTTGTATTCAGATGTTCAGCAGCAAACGCTAATCAAACTTATTTAAGTATGCACTTTGAGGGTGGAAACGGAACTCCATACGATAGAATAAGAAGTGATGTAAACTTTCCTAAAGGCAACGATATTGACCACGACTTTCACGGTGTTTTTCAATATTACGCAGATGCAAGTTTTTTAACTTATGGTACTGATTGGAAAATAACTTCTAACGGTGGTGCTGCAAAGATATGGGATATTATTTACTTTATACAACGAACACAAAACGCTGACTTTAGCTAATGGAAAGAGATGATAGAAACCCAAGTCCACAAAATGACCGTAGAGGTTGTTTATGTAAAGATGGTAAAACCTATTCAAGAAAGTGTTGTGATGGAAGTTTCCAAGCACAAGGTATAGGAAATATTACAGGAACTACAAGTTAAAAATATAACAAACAAAAAATTATTTTATTGTATAAATATATTCAAATTATATGAAAGCGACAGATATGTTAAACAAAGTAAAAGAACTTGTTGGGATTGAATTAGAATCTCAAGAAGTAAAATTAGCACAAGCTACTTTGGAAAACGGTACTGTTATAGAAAGTGAAGATTTCGCAGTTGGTAGTGAAGTTTTTATTGTAACAGAAGATGAAAAAGTAGCACTACCTGTTGGGGAATATACTTTAGAGGATGGTGAAAAATTAGTAGTCGAAGAAGAGGGAATTATTGCCTCTATCGGTGCTGCTGAAGAAAAACCTGAAGTTGAAGAAGAAGCCCCTGCGGAGGAAGAAATGGCAAGTGATGAAGTATATGCAACAAAAGAAGAAGTTGCTGAACTTAAATCTATGATTGAAGAAATCAAAGCAATGCTTGAACCAAAAGAAGAAATGAGTGCAGAAGTAACTGAAGAAGCTACTGAATTAAGCAAAGAGGTTGAACTTTCTATTGAAGAACCTATTGCTAAAGTAACTCATAACCCTGAAAAAGAAGAAAAAGTAAACTTGAATCTATATGGTCAAAAAAGAGAAATGACTACTATGGATAGAGTGTTTTCTAAAATAGCTAACATTAAAAAATAACAAAAAAATTAATAATTAAAAAATGGCAACAACTACATCAATCACAAGCAGCTATAGCGGGGCTTTCGCAGGTCAATACATCTCGGCATCGCTATTGAGTGCTTCAACTATCGAAAACGGTGGGATTACTGTAAAACCCAACGTAAAATTTAAAGAAGTAATTAAAAAAGTTTCTACTAACGACATCGTAAAAGATGCATCTTGCGACTTTACTGCTACTTCTACTGTAACCCTTACTGAAAGAATTTTACAACCTGAATTTCAACAAGTAAACTTACAACTTTGTAAGAAAGATTTTGTTTCTGATTTTGAGGCGGTTCAAATGGGATATTCTGCACATCACAATTTACCTCCATCATTCTCTGACTTTTTAATCGCTCACGTTGCTGCTAAAGTTGCTCAACGTACTGAAAACTCTATTTGGTCAGGTTCAACTGCTACAAGCGGACAGTTTGACGGATTCTCTACTACTTTAGCTTTAGACGCTGCTTTACCATCAGGACAAGAAGTTGCAGGTACTACTGTTACTGCTGCTAACGTTATTACTGAATTAGGTAAAATTGTTGACGCTATCCCATCTGCTCTTTACGGAAGTGAGGACTTAAACGTTTACATCTCTCAAAATATTGCTCGCGCTTACATTCGTGCTTTAGGTGGATTCGGTGCATCAGGTTTAGGTGCTAACGGGGTAAACACTATGGGAACTCAATGGTGGAATAATGGTTCACTTTCTTTTGACGGTGTTAAATTATTCGTTGCTAATGGTCTTGGAGATAACGTAGCTATCGCTGCTGAAAAATCTAACTTATTCTTCGGAACAGGTCTATTGGCTGACCATAACGAAGTAAAAGTATTAGATATGAGCGACCTTGATGGTTCTGATAACATCCGTGTGGTAATGAGATTTACCGCAGGTGTACAATATGGTATTGTTGAAGATATCGTTACTTACGGTATTACCAACTCTGCTAACTAATTAATAAAATAACTAACTAAAAGGGGTAGGTGGTATTATATCTGCCTACCCTTTTTTAATATAAAAAAGATATGGCTTGTGATTTAACTAAAGGCAGAAAAGAACCTTGTAAAGACGTCGTCGGTGGGCTTAAAGCGGTTTATTTTACTGATTTCGGAGATTACGGAACGGTAACTGAAACCAACGATGAGATTACTGATATGACAGGAACTTTTACTGCATACAAATATGAATTAAAAGGAAATAGTAGCTTTGAGCAAACTATCACCTCATCTCGTGAAAACGGAACTACTTTCTTTGAGCAAACTCTTAACTTAACCCTTAAAAAATTAAGTAAAGAAGATAACAAAGAATTGAAACTATTGGCATACGGAAGACCTCACGTTGCGGTTGAAGATTACAACGGTAATGTATTTGTAATGGGGTTACAACACGGTGCTGAAGTAACAGGGGGTACAATTTCTACAGGAGCAGCTATGGGCGACCTTTCAGGTTATACCCTTACTCTTTCTGCACAAGAATTGAAACCTGCTAACTTTGTAGCAAGTCCTACTGCTGCTGACCCATTTAATGGAATGGCTTCTGCAACTGTAACAATTACAGAGGGAACTAACTCTTAAGCCGAGTATTCATTTC